AGAATACAGAAATAGATTGGTCAGATAATTTAAATGATCGTGGATTAAAATTTAATAATCCTTCAGCAAAAGGCTCGTGTGGCTGTAGGACATCATTTATGCACGATCATACTGAGGAGAAAGATGATGCAAGCCCAAGTTGGATGTGAACTTAAAATTTCTGAAAAAGCCGCAAAGGTTTTTAAGGAAATGATTGGGGACGAAAATAAAGACCTCAAGACTTCCTATTTACGAGTAGGAGCAAATTCTGGCGGGTGTTCCGGATGGAAATATAGTTTAGATGTTGAAGAAAGTGTTAAACCAGAAGATTTAGTTTTTACACAAAATGATGTTAAATTGGTAGTAGATGGATACATACTTAATGATATAATTGGTGATGTAGAAGTAGATTATAAAGATGGTAATTTAGTAGAACAGGGATTTGTATTTAAAAGACTTAAACATGAGCATGTCTGTGGATGTGGCGAAAGTTTCACCCCATTAAAGGATATTCCTGCAGACGGAAAACAACACTTAGGATGGAAATAAAATGGCATATTCGGAAAAAGTAATTAAACATTTTGAAAACCCTCAAAATATTGGAAGCTTTGATAAAAACGATCCAAGTATTGGAACTGGACTTGTAGGTGCTCCTGAATGTGGAGATGTAATGAAACTACAAATAAAAGTAGATGAGAATGATAAAATTGTTGATGCAAAATTTAAAACATTTGGATGTGGTTCTGCAATTGCAAGTTCTTCATTGGCAACTGAATGGGTTAAGGGCAGAACGTTGGATGAAGCATTTGCACTAGATAATACAGTTATCGTAAAAGAATTATCATTACCACCAGTAAAAATTCATTGTTCAGTTCTAGCAGAAGATGCAATTAAAGGGGCAATTGCTGATTATAAAAGTAAACAATTATAAAGTAAAATAGTATAATGAATGATCCAGTGAACATAGAAGATAATTTTAATTGGTATACTTTTGGACAATCTATTTTAATGTATCGGTCATTACCCGAGATGGTTGATTCTATTAATAACCATTATGAAAAATTATTGCTAGAAAATACTCTTCCTATTCTTTATGGTCGAAAGGGATCTGGCGGAAAAGAGGGTGACGCATTTTCTATGTATTATGATGGCGTAGATACAGAAAATTATCCAAAACATAATTTTTTACCTCCCGCCATTAAAGAATGGGTGGAATCAAGAGCATTACATTATTTGGAGTGGAATAAGATTTTACACAAAGGAATAAAAACTCAACTTGCTTGGGTTAATAATTATAAAGCCGGAGATTATAATCCATTACATACACATACTGGTGATTATAATATGTTTAAATCTCCATTGGAAAAGAAGCCATGGATGTGGGGTGTAGTAGTTATGATAATATTGAAATTACCTACTAATGTGGGACCTGAACAAGCAAAAAATGATTATACTCCTAAAAATGGGGCATTGGAACTTGTGTGTCCATTTTCTACTGCTTATTTGGCAAAAAGGTCTTTAATTCCTGAAATAGTCGAGGGTTCAGTCGTTGTTTTTCCTTATGATATGCTTCATACAGTCTATCCTCATTTCAATGAAAATGAAATACGGAGAACAATGCCGTTTAATGTAGATGTTTATTTAGATGATGATATTACAGAAGAATAGGAAAACTACGATTTGAGATATAATGATAAAAAAGACAAGTAAAATTAAAAGGGGAATAGTAACAAGGTCTCCAAGAAACCTTGATGAAAAATATTTGGGTAGTGAGCCAGATTGGGACCTCAGTGAAATTGCTTCTAATATTGACATTGTGACATCCTTAAATTGGTATCATCATTTTCATGGACCCGATGAATCTAAACAATGGTTTATAGAACACCTTTCCTCTTTAAACAAACCTAAAAAAGAAATCAATTCCATTAAAACGATTAACAAATTTGAGTTCCATTCTTCTTTTGGGTTTTTAAGTAGAATGGTTTCCCGTGGATGTATATTATCGGCTGATATCCAGAAAAAAATAGGTCTAGAGCTCGATAGATTATTATCAATAGCCAATAGAAATAAAATAATAACAAATCCTATAAAAGAAATTGCTAATAAAAAGAAACCTAATATCCAAGAACATATTCATAAACAAGTATCAACGTTTGTTGGAGAAATTGAATATGAAATAGATTGCGTAATAGATAGCAATTTCAAAAAGGAGTTTGATACATATTCTTGGTTACAAAAAAATGAAGTTAAGTCATTACATGCCAGTAAATTAATATTAAAACTTCAGCCAGACCTTGATGAAATTAATTCTGCTTTAGAAAGGGGAGGGGATGAAGAAATTAAAGAAGCCTATTCAAGTTGGAAACCAAAACAACTAAAAAAGCTTCAGGCTCTTTATAAAAAGGTGATTTCAGATTGTGAAAAATGGGCTAATGTTGCAAAGAAAACGCGCATTCCTCGCAAGAAGAAACCAATATCAGTTGAAAAATTACTTGCTAACATAAAATATAAAAAAGAAGATAGTGAATATAAAATAGCTTCCGTCAATCCTTCAGAAATTATTGGGGCGGAACAACTCTGGGTATTTAATACAAAAACTCGCAAATTGGGAGTATATCATACTAACAATCATGCCGGTCTTACTATTAAAGGATCAACTCTTAAAAATTATGAGCCGTTGAAGTCGATGTGTAAAACTATACGCAAACCAGATGAGGTTTTAGTGAGAGTGTTAGAAGGTGGTAAAATAATTTTACGAAAAGTATTAGATGAAATTAATGCTAAACATTCAGAAATGAATGGAAGACTTAACAATGAAACCATTTTGTTAAGGGTGGTAAAATAGAAAAAGGTGTATTATGATACTTGTGGATTATTCTCAATTAGCAATTGCTAATATTATGCAACAAATTAGATATGATAAATTAGATGAGCAATTGGTGCGACATATGATTTTGAATAGTATCCGGCTTCAGAAACAAAAGTTTCATGATAAGTTCGGTGAAATTGTTATATGTGTCGATTCTCGAAATCCTTGGAGGAAAGATGTTTTTCCTAATTATAAAGCACATAGAAAAATTACACAAAAAAAATCTGATATAGATTGGAATAGTGTATATGATATTTTAAACATTGTGCGCGAAGAATTAGAGAATTTTATGCCTTATAAGGTTGTGAAACTATTGAGGGCTGAGGCAGATGATATTATAGCAGTTATTTCTAAACATTCATATGAAAATGCTGATTTCGGAAAAGTAGAACCAATTTTGATACTTTCTGGTGATAAAGATTTTGCTCAATTACAGAAATTTCCAAATGTTAGCCAATATTCACCCATTACAAAAAAATATATCAAACAAGAAAACCCCGCTAAATTTGTAAAGGAACATATTTTTTTAGGCGATAGTGTAGATGGTATCCCTAATTTTATGTCTCCAGATGATGTTTTTATTACTAAAGAAAAAAGACAAACGCCTATTTTAAGAAAAAAGTTGGCGGGTTGGTTAGATCAGGACCTGAGAGACTTTTGCACAGAAGGAATGTTAAGAGGTTATAAACGAAATGAACAACTAATCGATTTTGAGTTTATACCAGATTCAATGTCTAAAAATATTATTGAAGAATTTGAAAAACAAACATCGGGCGATAGAAGTAAAATGTTAAATTATTTTATGAAAAAACGACTTAAAAATTTAATGGAGCACTTAAATGAGTTCTAAGTTTCACAAATTTATATCAGATCCACAAGGGTTGATGATGGGAGAAAGAAATATGATAAGAAAACTTGTACCAGAAGTATTTGATGATATGTCCAAAGAAAGGTCACAAAAGAGAAAGATTGAAATTTTACGTCAAAATGATACAACTTCTTTGAGAGAAGTGTTGCGTCATAATTTTGATGAGAATATAAAGTTTGCTTTGCCTGAAGGTCGTCCGCCGTTTACTCGACAAGATGTTCCACTAGGATATCAAACTGCAACATTAGGGCCAGAAATAAGAAGGCTTTATCTTTTTGTGGAAGGTGGACATACTACTATAACACAAAATAAACGAGAAATGTTGTTTATACAATTTTTAGAAGCCGTACATGAAACAGAAGCAGATGTAATTATTTGGATGAAAGATAAAGAATTAGAAAAACATTACAAGGGATTAACATACGCAATAGTTCAGGAGGCGTTTCCGAATTTATTACCTCATAAGGAAGTTCGTGGTAGAGGTCGCCCACCTAAAGAGAAGACACAAAGTGATGAAGACAATTAAAGTTTCCTGGGAAGAGAATTCTCGTAAAATAGACACTGTAGGTACTGTAGTTCATTGTAATCCTCAAAAATATGTTAGATTACAAATTGCAGGCAGTTCAATTTCAATAGACTTACCTTGGACAGGAGAGTTTTATGAACAAGATTTTTGTGGACGGAAATATAAATGTGAAATATGAAAGCTTTTTTATTATCAGCCGGTCTTGGAACAAGATTGTCACCATTAACTGATACTACTCCCAAATGTTTATTACCTATTAATGGACGGCCCCTTTTACAATATTGGCTAGATCATATGAAAAGGTCGGGAGTTGAAAAGGTTTTAATTAACACTCATAAACATCATGATCTAATTGAAAGTTATTGTAAAACGTGGACATCATTACCTGATATTATTCTTACTAGAGAACAAAAATTATTAGGCACTGCTGGAACATTATATACTAATAAATCATTTGTTGATGGGGAAGAAGACTTTTTTTTATTATATGCAGATAATATTACTAATGTGCCGTTATCAAGTATATATGAATATCATAAAAAGAAAAAAAATTCTATATACACTACTTTCGCATATCCAACCAATATACCAGAGCAAAAAGGTATTTTCACAATAGATTCAAACAATAAAGTTAAACATTTTATTGAAAAGCCAAAAAATATGAATGGATTGTTTGGCTTGGCAAATTCTGGCGTGGGAGTTTTGAATTGTAAAATTTTTGATTATATTAATAACTTGACTTTTGACATAGGATATGATATAATGCCTAGATTGATTAATAAAATGTATGTTAAAT